TTTGAATGTAGCCATTGTGTTTCCTTTCTGAAAAGCCCCGTAGGACTCTTTAAAAAGGACTCCATCCTTTTGAGATGGAGCCTTAGGGGTGCAAGCTCTTAACGAGTTATAGTTATTAAGCCAGAACGATCAGCGGAACGCAGTTCTTGTCACGCAGTTCCGACACGCCATACAGCGTATCAGCGGTGAACAGAGTACCGAGGAATTCCTGCTTGTACTGCGTCTGCGAACGAACGCCCAACTGCTCAACCAGAACAGCGAAGTCACGCTGGAACAGCAGAGCAACTTTGTCCGGGGTCGAAGCAGCGGTCGTGTCGCAGTTCGTAGAAACGAACACTTTCACGCCGTAGATGTCGCCGAACTCACCGTTCATCAGGGTAGAACCCGTGCCTTTGAAGGCTTGCTCGGTGAAACGAGCGATACCCAGCATCGAGTTACGAGCCACCGGGGGAACAACCAGAGCACGACCGTCCATCGGCACATCGTTGTCGTCCAACACTTGGATAGCCTTACGGATACCAGCGTCAGCGATAGCGGCAGCGTTAGACGTACCGTAGGTGTAAGCAGCGCCGGTAGAACCGATCAGGCCGCCAGTGTACTGCTGGTTAGCAGCCGTACCGCCGTTAGCACCACGACCCAACTGGATCAGGCTGGAGTCAACTTGCTTAGCCAGAGCGTAGCCAGCGTCTTCCGTGTAGAAACCACGCAGGCTCGACAGAGCTTGGGCTTCCACGATGTCCTCGATGAGGCGGGAATATTCGTAATGGCTGGCGATGGTCACAGCGATGTCACTGTTGCTCTCAGCAATCAGCGTCACGGTGTTAGCTGCAACCTTGGCAGAAGCAGAGCCACGGGCGGGGCTAGGAATGTGAACGGTGTCACCTTTCTTGCCCTTGAAGCTCATCTTCTTAACCAAGTTAGCCATAACGAGGTTCTTCTTATACGCAGCAACAATCTCATCACTCCATACTTCGGGGATAAAGTTAGCTGCGCTGGTGGTGGTAACCGCATTGGTTCCTGCAAAAGTAGTTGCCATTTTATAAAACTCCTAAAATTTGATTATCGAACACGCCCTTCGGCGTATGCTTTCATGATTTCTGGCTGAAGCTGTTCATAACGATCAGGATCAGTCATTTTTAGCCGGATTAGGTCAGCACGGCGATAGACTTTAGCTGAAGATTCTCCAGTACCTCCCACATCAACAGAGGCAGCTTTAAGGTTCTGTTTAAGAGCCTGTTTACCTGCATCGGTCGTTTGTTTGGCTTTTACACCACGGATCTGTTTGAACGTACTCAACAATTCATCAGCAGCTTGGAAGTCATAAGAACTGTCTGCCATAGCAAACATATTCAAACGAATCGGAGAGGCTTTAACCCACTCTTGAAACTCACCATCTCCTACCACCTCTGCAAAATCAGGATGCTTTTGTTGAAGCATTTGCTGAGTCTGCATCTTATTGAACTGCTGGGCAGCTTCACGAGCAGCGATAATATCTGGATGAGCCTCAACTGCTTTTTGAACCGCTGTTTTCGGATCTTCAAAGAAGTCAATCTCTGTTTCTTGTTTAGCAACTGGTTGCTCTTTACTGAGGTTCTGCTGAATCAGTTGGTCTGCGAGCTTACGCATTTCACCTACTTCTTGTGCTTGCCTTCCAATCAGCTTTTCAGCCTCTTGGTGCATCTTCACAATGTCCTCCAAACTCTTGCCTGAGTATTTCTCAGGAATCTGGGGAACTGCAGGCTCAGAAGTTACTTCTTGCTTTTGCTCTTCAGCCTCGATCTCACTCGGCTTCTCAATTTCTTCGTCAATCAATGCCATACTTACCTTTCCTGCCGATAAACGGTTCTAGGATTATTTATAGAATGGAACGGACTTATGTAAAGTCTTCTGTTCCGTTTTGTTTGCGCTCAACAGCCAATTTCTCAGCCCTCTTACGCTCCCATGCGTCATAAGCTGTCGGGAACTGACCTGTAATCCCCTCTAACTTAAACATGGGTCTTGAGATTATGCGTTTAGCATCTTTTGAGCAGATTGGGCAAGCCCTTGCTCGGATGCTGTCATCCACATAAGCCTCGGTTACGTGATAATTCTCACAAGAGAACTCAAACATTCGTTTCATGTTGAAGCTCCTCGTAGGCTTTCTCACATATCTCCTTGCGTTGGAGAACCAGATTAAGAATATCTAACTGTCCTTTACGGAAATAAAGATCTTGTGTGTCCGTGACAGTAGATAAATCGTTTAAGCTAGTCTTCAATACTTGGAAATCTTCCATCAACAATGACCACCCTTTGGTAGCCATCATCGAAAATGTTTCTTCGTAGTAAACTTGTAGTTCTTTGTCCATTTGGAGAACTTAGTAGTTAATAATAACGTTAATTTAGCAGAAAAGGATTACTTTGTCAAGCCTTTTTTGATCTATTCATCATTTGGAGGGTTGCAATACGCTCATTTGAGGCAATATCAGCCGCTTTTAGGTTAACTTGCTTCTCTTTTAGCATCACATCAGCCAATTTCAGGCGTTTTTCAAAGTCCTGACCGTTGTCAAGGTTCGTTGCTGCGGCCTGAATGATGTCAACTCGATGCTTTTCAGGGATCATCTGAGCCTCAACCATCGTTTTCTGAGCTTCTGCCTGCTCTTTAGAGGCTTTTGCAGTCAGTTCCTGAGTCTGAGCCTGTTTAAGGGCCATATCCATCTGCTGTTGCTGCATTGCAGCCTCTTGAGCCTGCGGATTGGGCTGGCTCATCTGATCCAAAGCAGCCATAAGTTCTGCTCGGTTGGACAGGGAGCTGTTAGCCAGAATACCTTTCAGGATAATCGGCAGCACAGGAGTGTCAGGGCCGAGGGTCTGGAGAAGGCCAATGAACTGTTGTTGCTCATATTCACGAGCCATAATACCCAGATTACCAGTAGGAATAAATTCCATATCCACAGAAGGATAACGCTCAGGGGCAAACTGCATATAACGGAATGCAGCCTTGTTAATGAACGGAATCAGGAAGTCTTCTTGGAAGTTACTCAGGGTACGCTTGTACTTTTTGATAATTCCAGCCAAAACCATGCTCATACCACTAGCGCCAGCATCACGAGGCACGTTAGAAGGCATACCAGATGCGTCCACAGTACCCGTAGCCTGCAGCAGCATACGTTCAAAGTTCTGAGCTGCAGCAGCGTTGCTACCATCCGTCTGCCCGAATTTGAACGGCATCAGTATCTCTGACGGAGCGCCATTGGTCAAAATTGCCTTACCCGGACGAACCTCAAACTTAGCGCCACGAGGCAGTCGGGTAGCATCCATTGCCACCATAGGAGCTGAGGTCAAAGCCATTGAGTCCAGCATGGCACGATATTGGCTATCAATGGCCTTCTGCATATTGAAGGCTTTCTCAGCCGTACCACGGCCCCAGAAGCGTCCGGGAACCGTATCGTCTTGATACGCAACCACGGGACGGTCTTTCATCATGTACGGGGAGGCTTCAGCTTTCAACAGGATTCCATCATTGGCGATAACCACAATGGCTTCCACCAAGTTAGCATAGTCTTCTGCCTCAGAACCTTCAGGGAACAGATCCTCAAATTCTCCATCTTCTTGAACACCGTCAAGATATTCACGGGGAACCAAACCATAATAAGTCAGTAGTTTGACCTTATCATCACGGTATTGGGTTTCTTCTTGGGTAGGTTCCAACAGTTGAGTAGGATAATCAGAACCGATGTCTACCTTCTTGTAGGTTCCATTCTCCATGTTCTGCACAACCTTGTGCAAGGAGACATACTTCTCGATGGCAACTCCGAGCGCATCCTCGATGCTGTCAGCGTTGGGGTCGATCAGGAAGTTCTTGGGATTAACCGGCTTGATCGGAACACTGATCCGACTGTATTCTTCAACGCCAATGGCGGCAGTGCCTGCAACGCCGGGGATAGGCTTGGTAGCCGGACGATAAGCCGTGGTTTCCTTAACCAGAATCTCACCGATACCAGTGCCGTAGATCTCAGCCATGAGTTCGATAGCATCAATGGCCTTGATGATCTTGTCTCGCTTGAAGTCTTCGTTCAACTTGGCTTTGATTTCCTCAACATCGAGAGGATTACCATTCACATCCATGATGTCGTCTTTGATGTCAAAGAATTCACCCTGACCAAAGATAGCTTCCATCACCTCAGCGTGGCGAGTCTCAATCGCCTGCTGCGTGGCAGGAGACACGATACGACTACGCTCAGTCTCTTTCGTCTTATCAAGCGCATTCCACTTGCCACGGAAGATACGCTCATATTCTTCCCAGTCAGGAAGGAAGTTCACATCACGGTAGTCACGCCACCGATCCGTGTGTTCAATAACAAAGCTAACCAAGTCATTTTCAACTTGATCTTCACCAGAATCTTCAAAATCAGTTTCTGCCATTTTTATCCTTAATAACCCGCTATTGGGTCAAGAATTTCAAACTCATCTTCCTCATAATCAGCGTTGTAGTTAGCAACTGCAAGCTGATCCACATAACTCAAAGCATCAACTAGGTCATCATGCACACCAGAGGTAGGGAACATGATGAGTTGATCCCTAAACTCAGTCCAATCTTCATCCTCATTGAATTTGATTCGACCATGCTCCAAGCGTCCCTGTAGTGACCAGATAACTCGATCCACTTTCTTTTTGTTTCCATGAGTAAGATCGTGTATATGGGCATAGATATTATTCTTCCTCATCAAGTCATTTAAATAAGGTAAGACAGCATTCTTCAATGCTCCTCGCTCAATACCGATTGCACTCGGTTGGAAATCCCTGATAGCCTTCAGGATATTGACAGCAGTCTGCCTAATGTCCCATCTGCCATGCTCAATGCTATGAACCCACCAATCACCATTATCCAAAAGCTTAACAATAGCAATAGCAGTTTCATCTAATCGCTTCTTGGATGCTCCAGCATTCTTAGCCACATCCTCAAATCCAGCTAAGTCCACTGCAACATAGTAAGCCCCAAACTGAGGCTCTTTCACTTCCTTAAACCACTCTTCCTTGAATACGTCAGCCCCTGCGGTATCGAAGGAACTCAGGTATTCCTGTTTGAAGGCAAAAGAGCTGAGAGTCTTCTGAGCAGCATCAATTTCCTTCGGATCAATGGTTTCATTGTCCTTGGTGGTAAAGTGCCAACTCTTCCACTCATCATCCTCTTCCTGACCGAGCTGGAACACATCATAGAACCAGTTCCTGCCAGAAGGAGTAGAAATAAACAACGCTCTACCCTTTTTGTCAGACAGAGATGCTCGGATAATCTTTTCCCACACATCCTGTTTAACGAATGCACACTCGTCCAAGACCACATAAGTCAGAGACATACCACGCAAAGAGTCTGGGTTGTCAGCTCCCCTTACGAGAATCTTACGTCCGTTTATCAACGTGATCTCAAGGTTGTTTACGTGGCTGGATTTAATCACCGGCCTGCCCAACTCATGGAGCAAGTCCCAGATAATCGATCTAGCCTGTCCCAGCGTTGGAGCAATATACATCACCGCTGAACCGTCAGGACAATTCAAACCCTCAATCAACAAGGTAACAGCAGACAACCGTGACTTACCACATCGGCGACCTGCAGCAACCACCTTAAACCGCTTCTTTGACCCAAAGACACTTTGCTGCCACTTCAACAACTGAAAGTTAAGACTGGTCATGGTAATCCTTGATTTCCACGTCAGTCACATCCTCTACCATCTCAACAGGCTCATCAAGGCCCACAGAAGGGCTTTGGAGGCCAGAAATGTTAATACTGATACTCGGGGTACTACCGCCCTGCTTTGAAGCCTCAAAAGCCGATACAGGCACAATCCTATCGACAATCAACTTCCATGCAGCAGCTTGGTTCTTATGTTCATTATCCAAAGCAGCATCATAAATTGCCTCAAGCACCTTTGCGCTCTTGGGTGAGTTCAGCATCCTGAGTTTGTACTCATTAATGATAGCCGTATCACCCTTGGGACGACCCATGACACCAGTATTCTTTTTCTTAAGGGCGACAATCTCTCCCTTCTTGGGTCTTCCTCGACCACGTTTCTTAACTTCAGGTTCCATGTTTATCCTTTGGGACATGGTTAGACAAAATCTGGGATACCCCTTTAGCTTTAATGTACTTTAATGTATATCTTATATATTATATATAATTATTATTAAACATTAAAGAACTTTAACGCATTAGTGTACTTTAAAGTATACATTAATGCTTAAAAGTATACTCTAAAGATACTTTATCATACTTTTTGGATGATGTCAAGCGATTTATTGTCTTTTTTTATGTTTAGGTCTTCACTTTAAAGTCCCTTTTCAAGGTGCACGTCTGCCCGTCTAAGGTCTCCTTTTACAATATTATGTTAAATTATGTCTTCTGTGGCTAATTGTCGTTATCTTTCAATAACTTACGTGATCTCATCTGTCCTCAATTAATGGTTTACTTTTTAGACTTAAAACTCTAATTCTACTCTTTTGTGTGCGCTAGAGGCTACTGCAAAAGTAAAACTCTAGCGATGACCCCTCCCCCCTATGTGAGTACTCACTAGCACATTAGAGTCCAGCCTCTAAAGTTAGTTAGTGCTCACTTATGTTGCAGTGCACCATAGGATTGTCTGACAATCATACAAAAGTTATCCACAGGATGTTCACACTGGAGATTTATACAGTTGTGGATAAGGTGTGGAGGGCAGTGTAGG